CATTCTTGCGTTCATGCGAGAAACCATCCCGCAGGAATGGAAGAAATTCCGCGACAAGGTGTCAGACAACTTCCGCGTCATAACCCACGAGAACTTTCGGGTTTTGGAGTAGAGGCGGTATAACCAACTTTCAACGACAATATAGAGCATCGCCAAACACGCACCGCTCAAGACGCGCAGGACACCCCAAAATAGAAGATCAACGAATAATGGAAACGCGAGGATCGTCGCCGTCAGCAACGCCGTGATACCAGCAAACGTTCGGGCGTGACCTACACTCATGATGATCTTGGGACCGAGAAAGCACCCGATTGTGAAACCGCCGAAATATGCGGTGCCAAGCCAACCGATGAGTGCGCTAGTGTTCTGAGTCTGACACATCCTACCTGTTTCCGAGAATTTCGTCGAGTTTGTCCAGCGCGCGGCGTTCTCGGGTGAGGATGTCCTCGGCGGTTTTGGTCCATTTGAAGCGTTTGGGCTTCTCGTTGTGCTGCGCCAGATAGTCGAAGATCGCAGCCTTCAGATCATCGACGCTTGAATAGCTGCTGCGCCGGATGCGCCTCGATGTGATTTCGGCGAAGAAGCGTTCGACCAAGTTCAGCCATGAGGCGCTGGTGGGCGTGAAGTGCAGCTTGAAGCGCGGGTGCTTGTCCAGCCATGCTTTCACCTCGGGCGTCTTGTGGGTGGCGTAGTTGTCGAGCACCAGATGCACGTGACGACGCGCGGGCACGGCCTTGTCGATCTGCCGCAGAAATTTCAGGAACTCCTTGGCGCGATGGCGGGGCATGCAATCGCCGATGACCTTGCCCGATTTCACATCCAGCGCGGCGAACAGCGTGGTCGTGCCGTGCCGCTTATAATCGTGTGTCATGGTAGCTGCGCGCCCCTTCTTGAGCGGCAGACCGGGTTGCGTCCGATCCAACGCCTGGATCTGCGACTTCTCATCAACACACAGAACCACAGCCCGATCCGGTGGATCAAGGTAGAGACCGACGATATCCGTGACCTTTTCCTCGAACAGCGGGTCATTCGAGACCTTGAACCCCTTCGTGAGATGCGGCTTCAAGCCAGCTTCGGCCCATATGCGACCCACACTCGACGGCGAAATCCCCATGGCTTCGGCCATCAGGGCGCGGCTCCAGTGGGTGGCGTTGGGCGGCGTCTCCTGCACCGTCTTGGTGATCACCTTCAGCCTTGTTTCCATGGGCAATGGCGGCACGCGCGAGGGCCTTGTCTTGTCGCGCTTGAGGCCGTCCATACCCTCATCGAGATACCGAGCCTGCCAGCGCCAGACCGTGGGCTTCGAAGTGCGTGCGCGCCGCATGATCTCAAAAGTGCCGTGACCGTCCGCTGTCGCCAGCACGATCTCGGAACGCCAGACGAGCTTGCGCGCAGTGTTGCGGTTGGTGATCAGAGCTTGAAGCTCAGCACGGTCGGCGGGGCCAAGGTAAAGGCAAATGTCATCGCGTCTCATGCCCCGAATATGGCACATCAGGCCCTCAATGGGAATCCTGTGTCAGGTGGGGAACACTAGAATAGCCTTCCTGTGTCGCACGGATAGGTAACAACGTCTGGAAAAGCCCATTGCCGGCAAACAGGAGCGCAGCGCAACTTAGAATTGCGACAATAGTAACTGATGTTGTCGAGCGAGAAGTGATCATAAAGTGCGTTCTTTCGAGGCCGTGTTAGTGCCCAGTCATTTCTTATGCTGTCAAATGAAGCAAACCGAAGCATGAAAAGGTTATCGGTGCAGGTTGAAGCATTTACCCTTTGAAGCCGCCGCCGACGAAACCATCAGTCTTGGATTAACATATGCCCACCACCCGCGAAACCATTCTAACTGCCCTTGCGGATCTCTTGCGGCTGATCCCATTCGTGCCAGTTCTGCGCGGCGAGGTTGTGCCTGAACGCGTGCCAGCAGCTGGCCTCATAATCCTACGCGACGGTGATCCGGGCGATCCGGCGGTGACGCTGTCGCCGCTTTTATATCACTTCCAGCATCGCGCGGAGCTGGAGATCATTGTGCAGGGCACAGGCCGAGATGCGGGCTTTGCCACGCTCTGCGGCCAGATTGGCGCTGTGATCTCTGCGGACCACACGCTGGGTGGCCTCTGCGATTGGGTTGAGGCGGAAGCGCCGCGCCCGGTCGATCTGCCCGTCGAGGGCGCGGCGGCGCTGAAGGCGGCGGTGATCACCATCGTCCTGCATTACACCACCACCGGCCCACTGGCCTGACACCCCACCACAATGAGGAGACCCCCATGGCACGAGCGCAAGGCGCGCGGGCGCAGATGGCGCTGGCGTTTGAGACAGTTTACGGCACCCCGCCGGTGAGTGGGTTCAAGCTGATGCCCTTTGCCAGTACCTCGCTGGGGGCTGAGCAACCGCTGCTGGCCTCGGACCTTTTGGGCTATGGCCGCGACCCGCTGGCCCCGATCAAGGACGCGGTAACGGCGGACGGCGATATCTCGGTGCCGATTGATATTGAAGCGTTCGGGTTTTGGCTCAAGGCGGCCTTTGGCGCGCCCGCCACCAGCGGCACCACGCCAAAAACCCATAGCTTCACCTCAGGGTCTTGGGCGCTGCCAAGCTTCTCGGTGGAAACCGGCATGCCGGAAGTGCCACGCTATGCGATGTATTCGGGCTGCATGCTGGATCAACTGAGCTGGACCATGCAGCGCTCGGGGCTGTTGACGGCGACGGCCAAGATCATCGCGCAGGGCGAGACGATTGCCACCGCATCAGGTGCGGGTACGCCAACCGCAATCGCGCTGCAGCGCTTTGGCCACTTTAACGGCTCCATCAAGCGCAATGGCACCGCCCTTGGCCATGTGGTCTCGGCAGAGATTAGCTATGCCAACAACCTTGAGCGGGTGGAGACCATCCGAGCAGATGGCAAGATTGACGGGGCGGATCCGGCGATGGCGGCTTTGACGGGTAAGATTGACGTGCGCTTTGCTGACAGCGCGCTGGTGACCCAAGCCATTGACGGCGCACCTTGCGAGTTGGAGTTCAGCTACAGCCTTGGGGCCAGTGCCAGCCTCAGCTTTACCGCCCATGCGGTCTATCTGCCCCGGCCTCGGATCGAGATCCAAGGGCCGCAGGGCATTCAGGCGTCGTTTGATTGGCAGGCGGCGAAGGGGACAACGCCTGCACGTCTTTGCACCATTGTCCTCACCAACTCAGTCGCGAGCTATGCATGATAGAACTCAACCTTTCCAACGGGCCGAAGTGGCTTGATCTCATCACAGGCCTGCGTTTGCAGCTGCGCCCGCTGACCACCTCGCTGATGGTGGCCGCGCGCGCGGATCCTGCGATCCAAGGCCTTGCCACTGGTGCCAGTGATGATGAACGCGCGGTGGCCTTTGCCAAAGCGCTGGCCCGCTTGGCCATTCTCGAATGGGAGGGCGTTGGCGACGAGGATGGAAAACTTCTGCCACTGACGCCCGAGGCCATTGATGCGCTGCTGGATCTCTGGCCATTATTCGAGGCGTTCCAGACCCAATATGTTGCCAAAGGCCTGTTGATTGATGCGGAAAAAAACGGCTTTGCGCCCTTGCCGAGTGGTCCTTCGGCGGGGGTGACGCCTATTGCGCCGCCTGTGAGCAAGACTGCCTCGACTGCCCCAGCCGCGTAAACGCACCGCAGACCTTTGAAGGCTGGCAGGTTTGGGACCTGGTGCAGCGCTTGGGGGGACAGCTGCGGCTGGCGCAAGGGGCGTCAGGCAATGCGGTGATTGGCTGGGACATGGGGGCGGCCTTTGCGCTGGCCTCCGCGCTTGGGCTTTCGCCGTTGGCTGTGGCCGAGATGTTACCGGCTGTTGAGGCGGTGATGGTTCAGAAACTTAACGAGAGGATGGAACAAGGGCTATGAGCGAAAAACGGGTCTCTGTGCGCCTCTCTGCCAGCGGCGGACGGCAAGTGCGCGCCGAGCTGGAAGGTGTTGGCGATGCGGGCACGCGTGGCTTTGGTAGGCTGAGCCGCGAGATGGATCTGGCCAATGCGCGGCTTGCGGCCTTATCGCGCCGGGCGGCCCTTGCCGCGGGCGTTATGGCGGCGGCCACAGTGGTGGCGGGGGTGGCCATGATCCGCTCTGGCCTGCAAACCGTCGATGCGCAGGCCAAAATGGCGCAATCTCTGGGCACCACAGTGGAAAGCCTGCAAGTGTTGGACCGGGCCGCTGATCTCTCTGGCGTCTCGATGGGCAATGTCGAGCAGGCCACGGTGCAGCTGACAAGGCGTCTGAGCCAGGCAGCGGCAGGTGCTGGCCCTGCCGTCGAAGCGCTTGACCGCCTTGGTCTGTCTGTCAGCGCGCTGCAAAGCCTGCCGCTTGATCAACGTATTGGCTTGATCCAGGACCGGCTGGCAGAGTTTGTGCCCGAAGCCGAGCGCGCGGCGGTGGCCTCACAGCTCTTTGGCGACCGCGCAGCCCTGGTGTTTACGCGCATTGATACCGCCACGCTGCGCCAAGCCACCGCTGACGTGAATGATTTTGGCATTGTTGTCTCCGAACAGGACGCAGATCAGATTGAGCGCACTAATGATGCGCTGTCGCGCCTAGGGCTGATCTGGCGGGGTGTGTCAAACCAGCTGGCGGTGGCTGCGGCACCAGCCCTTGAGGCGGTGGCCAATGCACTGGCGGCGGTATCCAAGACCACGGGACCGCTGGGCCAAGCGATTGCGGGTGTCTTTGACAACCTTGGACGGCTTGGTGCCTATGCGGCAACCTTTGCGGCCTTCTTTGCGGGGCGTTGGGTTGGCGCAATGGCGATAGCGGCGCTGTCGGTGCGCGGGCTTGCCACAGCCCTTGTCATCGTGCGGGGCGCGCTGATCCGCACCGGTATTGGCGCGCTGATCGTGGGGGCGGGTGAGTTGGTCTATTGGTTCACCCGGCTTGTTGCGGGTGCTGGTGGCTTTGGCGCGGCGATGGGCCTTTTGAACGACGTCGCGGTCGAGGTCTGGGGCCGGATTAAAAGGGCCACCAGCTCGGCTGGGGCCGCGGCCACCGCGATGTTCTACGATCTGAAAGCGGATGCGGCCATGGGCATGGCATCCGCAATCGAAAGCGTGGTGGGGTTTGGCAATGCGACAGCCAACACCTTTGAAGGCGCTCTTCTGGCCGTGAAAGAAATCTGGTCGCGCCTGCCCAGCGTGATTGGCGATCTGGTGTTCACAGCGGCCAACCGCATGCTCGACGGCATTGAGGCAATGCTGAACGGGGCCCTCGGGCGGATTGATGCTTTTACCGGCAAGATCCGAGATGCGCTGGCAGCCGTCGGGATTGAGACGGCCTTTGGCCAGATTGGCGAGATCAGCCTTGGTGATATTGCAAACCCCTTTGCGGGGGCCTCAGCCGAGGCGGGCACGGCGGCGGCAGAAGCGTTCCAGCGCGCCTTTGCCAAAAATCCCCTGACCGCCCCTGATCTTGGTCTTGGCGGCCTTGCCACTGACGCGCTTGCGACCGCGAACAGCTACCGCCAGGCCGCGAGCGATCTTGCTGCAGGGGCCACAGCGCCGCTTGCAAGTTGGTAGGCGCTCAAAGATGCCGTAAGCGGCAGTGGTGCTGCGGGGGCTGATGCGCTTGATGAGGCACAGGCATCGGCCTCAGGCGTTGCGGAGGCCTTGGACGGTGCAACAAACGCGGCCAACTCTGCAGGTGGGGCGGTTAAGACCGCCGCTGAAGTGGCCAAAACCGGCTGGGCGGCCGTCTCACAATCCTTGGCGGACTATTCCAAGCAGGCGATGGACTGGGGCAAGGGGCTTGGCAGCACTTTGGTCAGCGGCTTTCAATCGGCGGAAACTGCGTTCAAGCAATTTATCACCACCGGCAAGTTCGACTTCAAGTCCTTGGTGTCTTCAATCCTTGCTGATCTGGCCACGCTGGCGTTCAAGCGCGCGGTTCTGGGCCCCATCGCCAACGCGCTGTCGGGGGTCTTTGGGGGTGGAGATATATTTGGCTCGGTTTTGCATGCAGGCGGCATGGTCGGGAGTGGCGGAACCAGCCGCAGGGTTCCCGCGCTGGCCTTTGCAGCAGCACCGCGGATGCATGCTGGAGGCTGGGCGGGCCTGAAACCCGATGAGGTGCCCGCGATTTTGCAGCGCGGCGAGCGGGTGTTAAGCCGCAGGCAGGCAGCGGGCTATGGCGCAGGTGGTGCCGCGCCAAACATGTCGATCTCAATTGATGCGCGCGGCGCACAGATTGGTGTGGCCGAACAGATTGAGGCCCGCCTGCGCGCGGCTCTGCCCGAAATCGCGCGCATCGCCAAGCAAAGCGTCGCGGACGGGCGGCGGCGGGGTCAGGCGATATGACAATTGCAGTGTTGCCACTGGTGCTGGTGTCCGCACTTGAACGGCGGCTGGTCACTTCCGTGGCCGAGGCACGCTCACCCTTTACCGGCACGTCGCAAATCCAAGACTGGGGCGCATCATGGTGGGAGTACCAGATTGAGATGGCAGTGACCCAAGGCAGCAATGGCCGCAGGCTGTCTGCGTTCTTTGCCGCTTTGGGCGGTTTGCGGGGGCGGTTCCTGTTTTCTGATCCAACGATTGAAGTGCTGGCCGGGGCTGGCAATCCTTATGTTACCGAGACGCAGGCGGCGGGTACTTTGAGTCTGCGCACCGCAGGCTGGGGACTTGGCCTGCGTGCGGGGGATTTTTTCCAGTTGGGATTGGACGCGACGACACGGCTTTATCAACTGACGGCGGATGTGACGCCGGTTGGCAGCGAGGCGGAACTGGCGTTTGTGCCGTCCTTGCGCGCTGTTGTTCAGGTTGGCACGCCGATTGGCCTGAATGCCCCGTCCGTTCTTCTTCGGCTAACGGCGTCGGTGCCAACCATCATTGGCCGGGCGGATCAACATCGGTTTACAATCTCAGCCCGAGAGGCGCTCTGACATGAGCCGAGATGTAACCGCCGCTTTTGCTGAGGCGCTGGCAGAGCAACACCTTCGCCCGGTTATCTTCTTCGAGGGCCAATTCGCCACGGGCTGGGTGCGGATTTGGTCGGGGCTGGGCGAGATCGGCTGGAATGGCCAAACTTGGGCTGGCGCGGGGTCGCTTCTGGGCATCGGTTCTCTTGATGAAACCGGCGAGGTCGTGGCGGGCGGCACGGCGGTCTCGTTATCTGGCGTACCGCTTGATTTGGTTCAAATGGCCATTGAGGAAGCGCGTCAGGGCCTTCCCGGCCGGATCTGGCTCGGGCTTTTGTCTGAAACAGGTCAGGTTATCGCCGATCCGGTGCAGGCCTTCTCGGGCCGTCTTGATGTGCCAGAAATCAAGGATGATGCTGACAGCTGCACGATTACCATCAGCTATGAGAGCCGGTTGATCGACCTGACCGTGGCGCGGACCTGGCGCTACACCCATGAAAGCCAGCAGGTGCTGTATCCAGGCGATCTTGGCTTTGAATATGTCACCGCCATTCAAGACCGCGAGATTACCTGGGGACGAGGATGACAAAGCGACAGATCATTCATGCCTTGAAAGGGTTCACAATGCGAAGCTGATCTTCGACAAGCAAGCCGTCATGCATGTCTTCCGAGTAGAGTGTTGTGCACCCTTCTCTGAGCGCCGCGGCAACAATCATTGCATCGTAAACAGAAAATCCATAGCGCTCGCCCAAAGCACGTCCGACGTCATGAGTCTCAACCGTCAGATCGCACACCGTGCATAACTTGCGAATGCCGCCAAGAAACAGCCCGGCTTCCTGCCATGACATCCCCGCTTTGCGGCGACAATTTACCAGCGCCTCATTGAGCACCTGAACGCTGATGGTACCCCGCTGGCCCAGAAGGCGTTCGGCAGTTTCTGCTTTTGGGCCATCATCAAGCAGATAGAGAATGATATTTGTGTCGAAAAAATCAGCGCTCATGCGCGGCATCTCTGCTTAGGCGCGAAGCCGCAGGCAGTCGCCCGCGGAACTGGCGCAGAGACGATAAAACCTCTTCGGGGCGCGGGTGACGTGCAACCACCAGTCCAGCCTCATCAGGATGCAATTCTATGTCATCACCTTCTTTTAGCCCAAGCTTGCGCACAAGATCGGCAGGCAAACGAACGGCGAGCGAGTTTCCCCATTTTGCGACTTGCATTCCGGTCTCCCTGTCATGTGTTGGATATACATTTATTCGTGTATATCCAACACACCAAAGAAACAAGTCTAACTGCTTACGCGACACGAGGATCAACCACGAATGCCGCACATCGACAATTGGGAACGCTACCTCGCAGAGGCAATCGACGTCGCACATGCAAAACCCTTCGCTTGGGGCCTCCACGACTGCGTAACCTTCGCTTTTGAGACCCGCATGACCCTAACCGGCGGCGCGGATGTGGCCGCGCTCTGGCGCGGACGCTACAGCACAGCGCTTGGCGGCGCGCGCGTCATGCGCCGTCTTGGCTGGGCCTCGCTGGAAGACATGGGACTCGCACTGCTCGATGCGCCGCGAGAGACGCCGCTGCTGGCCCAGCGGGGTGACATTGTGCTGGCGGACACAGGCCTTGGTTTTGGAATTTGCGTCGGCGCTACGGCGGTAGGCATGGCAACCGAAGGCCTCATGACCATGCCGCTTACTTCCTGCCGACTTGCCTGGACCATCTGAAACCACCAACCTGATATTGGAAGCACCCCATGCCCTTCATCGTCTCAGCCGTCGTCGCCGTTGCGGGGGCGATCAGCGGGGTATTGGCCGCAGGTGGTATTGGCGCGGCCCTGATCCGGATCGGCGGTACGCTGCTGTTGTCTTATGCAGCACAGGCATTGATGCCAAAGCCGCAGACGACGCTGCAAAGCCGCACGGTGACCATCCGCGAGCCCGTGGTGCCGCGCGATTTGGTGTATGGCCGTACGCGTAAGGGCGGGGTCATCGTATTCCTGCATTCCTCGGGGTCAGACAACGCAGTCCTTGATTTGGTGATAGTGCTGGCGACGCACCGGGTGAACTCCATCGGCGCTGTTTATTTTGAAGGCGAGGTCGCGCTGAATGCTGCCGGTACTGCTCAAGGTCGCTGGGCGGGCAAAGTCAGCATTGAGAAGAAGCTCGGTGATGCCAACCAGACCGCGTTTGCGGGGCTGAAAGCAGCACTGCCCGACAAGTGGACCGAGAACCACCGCCTTAGGGGCTGCGCTGCCATCCATCTGCGGCTGACCTATGACCAAGACGCCTACCCGGGCGGCATTCCAAACATCACAGTGGATCTTGAGGGCAAGAATGACATTTGGGATCCGCGGACCCAAACGTCCGTCTATTCGGCAAACCCCGCTCTCTGCCTTGCCGACTACATGGCCAATCCGATTTGGAGCATCGGCGCACGGATCGGGCAGCCAGATGGAATCGATGAGCTCTCGCTCGTCGAGGCGGCCAACATCTGCGACGAAACCGTTCCCCTTGCAGGGGGTGGGTCTGAGCCGCGCTACGCGTGCAACGGTGTCATTACGCTCTCCGAGGTTCCCAAAACCATTATCGAGGGGTTGCTGACATCCTTCGCCGGACGCTGCGCTTTCTCGGGCGGGTCTTGGCGCATTCACGCAGGGGCGTGGCGCGCACCGTCCGTGGCGCTGACCTCCGACCATGTTCGCGAGGCCGGTCTGACCTTGGCCACGCGCGTGACGATGTCATCAAACTTCAACGGGGTGCGCGGACAGTTTGTCAGCCCAGAGAACGACTGGCAGCCTGATGACTTTCCGGCCTATGCCAGTGCTACCTATTTGGCGGAGGACGGCGGCGAGCAGAAATGGCGCGATATCTCGCTGCCCTTCACCATCTCTGCTGCGATGGCGCAGCGGCTGGCCAAGATCGAGCTGGAGCGTGCGCGGCGTCAAATGACGGTGCGACTGTCGGGCAAGCTGTCCGCTTGGGCGGCCACAGTCGGTGATGTGGTGACCCTGTCTTACGATCGTTGGGGCTTTGCTGCCAAACCGTTTGAAGTGCAGGGCGTCAGCCTTGATCTTGCGGCCTCGGGTGATGCGGCACTGCTGCTGCCAGAACTGGTCCTGCGCGAAACCTCGCCGCTGGTGTACGACTGGTCGGCAAGCGAGGCACAAATATATGCGGCCGCTCCGCGCACGGCGCTGCCGAATGCCTATGATGTTCCAGCGCCGGGGCCGCCCACGGTCACAGAGGATCTTTACATCACCCGTGATGGTGGCGGGCTCAAGGTCCTCGCACGCGTTGCCTGGGAGGCCGCCCCTTCGGGCTTTGTCGCAGGCTATCAATTGCAGGCACGGCAGAGTGTAGGCGGTGATTGGCTGGATTACGGGCGCACCGATGGCACCAGCCTTGAGATCCGCGATATTGCGCCGGGGGCGTGGCAATTCCGGGTGAAAGCGATCTCGGTGCTGGGCGTGTCATCGATCTGGCGGGGCGCGTCGGTCGAAATTCTGGGCCTCACCGCACCCCCGGCCGGGCTGGGCAGCGTGACGCTGCAAACCGCAGGTGGTCTTGCCATCCTGAAATGGGCCAGGTCCGTTGATCCTGATGTGCGGGTTGGCGGCAATATCGTGATCCGCCATTCGAAAGAGGTCACAGCGACTTGGTCGGACAGCTATTCGATGGACCGGGTGGGCGGCGGCGAGGCTATTGCAGTGGTGCCGCTGAAGCCCGGGACGTACCTCATACGGGCAGAGGACAGTGGCGGCAGAGCTGGACCGGAAACTCGCGTGTCTACTAAAGGCGCGCAGGTCTTGGCCTTCTCGACCTTGGCCTATCTGCAGGCCGATCCGGGGTTCGTGGGCGCAAAGACGGGTCTGCAGGTTGTGGGCTCAAACCTGACATTGACGACCGCAACAACTGGCGGGGTCACGCAGGTCACTGCAATGGAGGGGCAATACGGTTTTGCTGCTGGGCTCGATCTTGGGGCTGTCAAACGCGTGCGGCTGCGTTCTTAGATCGGCGTTGCGGCCTTGGCGCTGAACGACCGGATCGATGCGCGCACAGCACTCATGGACAGCTGGGCCGACTTTGACGGCGCGGCCGGGGCAGAAATCGACGTGCTCTTCGAGATCCGCGAAACTGATGACGACCCAAACAGCAGCCCCAATTGGGGCCCTTGGGGTCGGCTCGACAACCATGAAATCGAAGCCCGCGCTGTTGAGGCCCGGGCCTATCTCTCCACCAAGGATGCGTCCTACACGCCCATCGTCTCCCAACTGCGGCTTTATGCCGATGAGGTCGCCTGAGGGGCTTTGCCTTCACAACGCGCGCGCTTTCGCGGCCTGTGGGCTGCGCCCCCAACGCGAAACCCCGCGAGAAGACTTGATACAGAACGGAAAGCCCTGAATGCCCCAGACATCGAGTTTTGCAATCAACAACGACGCCGGAGCCGCCGTTCGCGCCCGGATCAACGAGGTGATCGCCGCCCTGCAGTCCACCAGCGCCGGGGCGTCGGCACCGACCGCAGCCGTTGCGGGCATGCTCTGGGTCGACACCTCTGCATCCCCGCCGGTGCTGCGGCGGCGCAATGCGACGAACACAGGCTGGGACGCACTTTTGGATGCAGCGGGCAATTTGGCAGGGTTGGCAAATACGGCGCTGGCGCGAGGAAACCTCGGGCTTGGCACAATGGCGACCAAAGCCGCAGTGGAGTATGACGCCACGATTGCAGGCAAGGCGGCGCTTACGGGGGCGACCTTCACCGGGGTGGTCACCGCGCCAAACTTCGTGTCCTCGTCAGATGGGCGCCTGAAATCTGACATTGAGACCATTCCGGATGCGCTGGCGCTGGTTTGCGCACTACGCGGCGTGCGCTTCACCATGGATGGAACCCGCCAGATCGGCGTGGTGGCGCAAGAGGTGGAGACGGTTCTGCCTGAGGTCGTGCGGGCAGATCAGGCAGGGCAACTGTCCGTCGCTTATGGCAATATCACAGGCCTTCTCATTGAGGCCGTCAAGGAATTGACCGCGCGTGTTGCGGCATTAGAGGAGGCACGCCGATGAATGATGGTGGGTTTATCGACATGATCAATTCGGTATTCGGCGGCGCTGTCACCACCCTGATCGGTGCGCTGACCGGACGGCTGATGTGGCATTCAGGCGAGGTGAAACTCGGACGGCGCCGCTTTTTTGGCAAGGAGCTCCTCTGGGAAATTCCCGTTGCCGTTGGCATGGCGCTGATTGGCGAGGCTGCAGCGAATTACATCGGCCTCGCGCAACCCGTCTCGACAGGCTTTGTGGCAACCCTCGCCTATCTTGGGCCCCGCGGGGCTGAGGCGCTGCTGGCGTCCTGGCTGGGCCGCAAGAAGTAATTGCCCGTTCTGGCACGTGCTCCGGCGCGTGTTCTGACACATTTGCACAAACACCAAGACCCCAAGCGCCGCCCAATCTCGGGCGGCGTTTCCTTTTGCATGGGACAACGACATGACCGCTTTTGAAATCGCCCAAAGCTACATTGGCACCACCGAAGGACCGGGAGCCGCAAACAACCCCAAAATCATCGAGATGTACGCGACCATCGGCCAAGATTGGGTCGAGCACGACGACATGGCCTGGTGTGCGGCCTTTGTGGGGCATTGCCTTGAGAAGGCTGGGTCCGCTCTACCCGCAAACTGACCGCGCGCTCTTATCTGGACTGGGGTGAGGCTGTGGATCTCGCCGCAGTGCGTCCGGGCGATATTGGCATCATCCCGCGTGGCACCTCGGCCTGGCAGGGCCATGTCTTTTTTATCGACTGTGTTGAAGGCAAGTGGCTGTTTGCCTTGGGCGGCAATCAGGGTGATGCGGTCAGCGTGCAGCGCTATCCGGTCTCAAAGCTGATCGGCCTTCGCCGCGCGCCAGCCGCTGGATCACGTCGTCCACCCCCGATCAAGGCAGTGCAATCGATGTTGCGCGATCTTGGTTATCATGAAGTGGGCGCAGTTGATGGTGTAATGGGCAGTCGCACCAGGGGCGCTGTTCTGGCCTTTCGCGCTGACCACGGCCTGCCGCTGGATCCGGTGATTGACGCCGCTTTTATCGCAGCCCTTGAGACTGCAAAGCCGCGCGCGGTCAGCTCTGAACGCGCATCAGGGCAGCCCGCAGCCTCGCGCATTGTTACCGCCGCCAATGCGCAGATCGCGCTCGGTACTGCCGGGTCAGCGGGGATTGCCCTGACTGATCTGGCGCCTCTGATCACACAAGCCGAAGATGGACGTGATATTGCAACCCGGGTGTTGGACTTGGTTGGGCTTGGGGCGCATGCAGCCACGATCCTCCCCCTACTGGGTGCCGTAATCTTCCTCGCCATCATCGTCTTTGCGGTTAAATCCCGCTCGGCCCGGATTGAGGATCACCGGCTGGGAAAAACACCATGATCGTGGCTGCAATGCTCCGTTTGGGGACCCGGTTGCGCTTGGGTCTGGCGCTGGCGGCGATTGCGATCTCAGCCCTTTGGATTGCCTTCGCCCGAGGTCGGGCGGAGGCGCGCGCGCATCTTGCTGTCAAACAGGCAGAGGCCCGCATTCGCTCTCTCACCATTGCAAAGGACATCCGCCATGAGCTTGAGGTTTTGCCTGACGCTGAGCGCAAGCGCCGTCTTGCTCGCTGGATGCGGGATTAATCTGCGCACCCCCGCCGATTGCGATTGGGCCGCACCCATCCTGCCTTCCCGCGCCGATCAGCTGACGGATGGCACTGCATTCCAAATCCTCACCCATAATGAAACCGGCGCGCGGCTTTGCGGGTGGCGGCCATGACGGGGCTGTCGACAGGCGGGGTCTCCACGCTGGAAGGTCCAGTCATTCTGATCGGCTATGAGTATCGTTTGCAGTTGCAAGCAGATACCGCACTGTTTCCGGAGGCGTGCGTCTTGGTAGGCCAAATGAGGACGCGTTTGGCAGCGCTGGAGGTGATTGCCACCCTTTCGAGCACAACCGGAAGTCTCATCCGCATCGATAATTGCACCCTCGAGATTGTGGTGGCAGCGGATGTGACGGCTGCCCTCATTCCCGGCAGTGTGGTTGTGGATTTTGTCCGCATTGATCTCACCCCGGAGCGCCCGCTT